TTTTCGCGGTCTTTACGGAAGCTGTCATCTCTACGCTGTTTAGAGGCTAATAGGCTGCTACCTAGTTCTGATGCTTTACTCATGACTAATTCCTTCCTAGTAGGCTACTATTATCTTCTTCAACAATTTGTTTTGGTTGTTCTAATAAACTTGGCAGTTCTGCATTTTCAATTTGAGCCATGACTTCTTCGGGCAAAGCACCAGAAGGTATTGGAGATTTTGAAAGACTTTTAATTTTATCCCTGTTGACATCAACATTAAATAATTGGTTGTCTGCTTCTGCGTCATCATCTTCTTCTTTATAAATGATAGGCTCTATATTTGCCCTTTCACAAAGAGCTAATAATATATAACATAAAGGCTCTGCCAATATCATCATTAAGTCAGGATTCCATTTACCCTCTGTAAAACCTTTAAATAGTATGCCCTGTGTCAAATCCATTAAAGGAGTTCCATCGGCTATCGTGTCCATTATAGGCCCATAGTTTTCTTCCTCTGCTAAAAGATTTACTAGATAAACACCAGCCTCACTTAAATCTGTAAACTCAGGAGGCTTTTCCCACGGATAAGGATCATCAGGGTCGTTTGTTAAACCTTGACCCGGAATTGATCTAGTTAAAGAAATCCTAGAATCTATAGGCGTGTCTTGTTCTATTGCCATCGTAAAGCTCCTTTAAGCTAGATTGTAATATGCTTTTAAAGATTCAGCATATGTATTTCTGCCATCGTATAAACCTGTTGCGGGACTTGAAGACTGTAAAGCAAAGCCCCCGCCTATTCCATAATCTACTGCTGCGCCTGCGCCCTGTACAAGTGTATCTCCTGCATTGATAACATAACCATATTCAGGAGCTTCAGGAGGATCACCAGCTATTGCGTTTCGTGCTGCATCTGTAAGTAGTGTTGTGCCTACGCTTGTAGCAACACCTTTTGCAGCCGAGCCTGTTGCTGAATCAAAAAATCCTTCGCCTAGTTCAGCAGCTAATCTATCTTTTGTTGCTGTTGCTGTTGCTGTACTGTAGTTTGTGTAATCTTGAAGAGTAGGCTCACTGCCAACTAAACCAAGTTTTTGTGCAGCAGGCAATTGATTTTGAAAACCCATTAAGCTGTCAGATGTAGGTATAGGTACTTTATCTTTTAATAACTGTGCTGCTCTATTTGGAGTAACATTACCTGTGACCGACTCAGGTAACATTCCATAATCTATAGCTGCACTAGTTTTTAAATCCCCAACAAAATCAGTACCTGTATATTGCGTTATATTATCCATATCTAAATTAATAGTTCGCCCATCAATGCTGCCCCAATCTTTTATTGTTGGATTCATTCTTTGAATGTCTTCTACAGAATGGAAGGCACTGTCTGAAATACTTTCTAATGTTGTGTTTGCGCCTGCTGTTATTTTAGACTTAAAGGGGTCTAGAATTTTACCTGCATTCTCAGTTATGTTTGTTGTAACTTTTCCCCAAGCTTCTCCAAAAGAATTACTACCAGACTGAACCCATGTGTCAAGACCGCCACCTGCTTTAAATCCAAACTTAGTAGCGTCAAAGCCTATCTTGTTTAAACCAGTTTTAGTGAACTCGCTAACAAATTTGCTTACTCCTTCAGTCACAGTACCAAAAGCATTCTTAGCTGTAGTAACAAATTTACCTGCCTTACCTATTACAAACTGTGCGCCTTTAAGTATTTGTGCGCCTATTGGCCCCATAGCTGTTAAAGCTCTTGCAGCTATACCGCCCACGCCTTTTAATAAGCCACCCAATATTGGCCCAAGCGGTATAAACATAAGAGCTATCTGACCGACAATACCTATCTTGTCCATGAACTTACCAACTTTCATAGCTACTTTTTTAATGCCCTTGCCAATCTTTTTAAAGACCTTTTTAACGCCCCTAAATATTTTTTTAAAAAAGCCCATTTAATTCTCCTGTGTACTTATGTAATAATAGTTTTAACAATATCAACTATAGGTTTTATACCTGTTGCGCCTGTACCAGCTACATCATTAGAGATAGCAGTAGCATATAACGTAGTGGCTCTTTGCTCATCATTTTCATAAGCCTGTCTTAAATATGCAGCTTCGTCTCTTAATTCTTGCCACATAAAATTCTGATCGGCTGCTGAAATCTGAAAAGCTTTAGCAGCATTTTCTTGGTTAGTAGCATTCTGAGCTGCTGTATTAATAGTATTTGCTTGTCTACGCCACTGTACATTTGATTGTTCTATAGCTTGAGCATTAGCAGTATTCCATTGATCTCTTTGTAAATCTTGTTGTTCGTTAAACGTATCAACTTGTACATCTATCTGGTTATTAAATTTATTTACATCTATAGCATTCCCAGCGTTTATAGCGGATACTCTATTTTTTTCAGCGGCATTAAACTGCGACATAGCATTACCTTGTGCAGCATTAAACTGTTCAATTTGAGAAGCTAGACTTTCATTAAACTGATTTACTTGGTTATCAGATGTTGCATTAAATTGTCTGGCTACATTTGTAGACGCTTGATTAGATAATAATCTTTGCTGTTCTACTTGTGTGTCTAGTATTAATGCTTGTTGTTGATTACTTAAATCAGTCATATCTCTTTGTAAAAAATTCTGAGCTTGAGTAACAGCTAACTTAGTTCTTTGGTCTGCTGCTGCCATATCTAATCCTGCAAGTGCAGTAGCGTCTTGCATTATGCCCTGTTGTCTAGCATTAAAATCAGCTAATGAAATACTTTGCATAAACTTACTGTTTGCTATTTCTACTTGTTGAGCATCAGAAAATTTATTTAAATCTATACGAGCCACCATAGCAGCATTCTCTACGGCCTTTTGTTGATCTGCACTTAATAATGCTGTGCCTAGTTGTGCTGCAATATTACCAGATGTCAAATTTGTTTGCATCCTAGCGTTCAGGTTAGCTAACTCTGTTTGCTGGGCTGTAGTTAGATTTTCTGAACCTGCTTGATTCCGCGAAGTTAAATTTGCCAACCTCATTTGCTGTTCATTACTAAGATTAGCTGTCTTCATTTGCTGATCAAAAGCAGCATTCTTAGATATAAAATCAGCAGCTACTTGCATCTCAGCAAGACGCTCTTGGTTTACAGCCGTCATGTTTTGTTGTGCAGACTGATTCTGTATTTCTAAATTAGCTAATTCTATTTGCTGTCTATTGCCTAAATTCTGAGCTACAGAAGCATTTTCATTTTGTGCATTAAGTTCAGCAGTTCTTTGTTGGTTTTGTAAATTAGTTAATCTTTGTTCTTGTTGCTGTTGGAAAGATAAAGTATCTCTCTCTTGTGTGAATTGACTTTGAAGAACTTTTAAATTCTGCGAGAACTGAGCAGTCTGCGATTCAGCAGTTTGCCTGTTAGCCAGATTGTTTGACCTTCTATTAGCTTCTGTTTGCGCTCTTTGAAGATTAGCTTGTTGCTCATTAGATAGGTTCTGTGCTGCTCTAGCTTGTAATGCTTGTGCATTGCTTTGTGCAATAGGTAAAGCACTTTGTATAACAGCATTAAAAAGCGCATCTCTTCCTACTGTAGAAACATCCATGCCTCTTTGAGCAAGTCTTTGATTAATAGAATCAACAGCAGGTTTAGCCCATGTGGGTATAGTGCCTGACTCCATCCCCGCTAATAGTGTTTCCATTTGTGAGGATACTAGAGCCTCTGGAGGAAGCGCGGCTATTGCTGCAATTACTTCAGGCGGCTCATTGTCTATTTGAGCAGTAACTTTTGCAGGGTCTTGAACTATAGATTGAGCAAGGCTAGAATTAATACCTGCTGTTTCAGCCGTAAATTTAATTGCAGCATCTTGCGCTGTTATACCTGTGATTGCTCTACGTTGATAAGCATCATAGCCTATAGTATCTGTAATCTTAGCAGCTTCACTATCTGCAGCAACGCTTGTAAGTTCTGATCTAGTTTGTTTTTCAGCATCTGGTGTGGCTGACAAATTAACATCTTCTCTAAGATTTACTTTGTCTATAAAAGAACTATCGCTTATAACTACATCAGTAGTTCTTTTAGCAAGACCGCTTTTAGCTTGGTTAAGACTAAATTGTGCGGCTTTTGTATTCGCAGTTAGTGCGCGTATTTCGTCTACTGTAACTGGTGGACGATTTAAGTCTGTAGCAAATTGAGGACTGTTAAGAATATCTGCTAAGAAAGCATTATAATTAGCAGGAGACACTACACCTGCTTTTGCGGCTTTTGAAAGAGCTGCTTTTGCGGCTCTAAATGTAGGTGCGGGTACGGCTGTAGGAGGTGTAATATCTACATAAGCATCTAGTACTTCTACATCGCTATCTGGCGTAACTGTCCCTGTAGCTGAATCATCTATATCTACACTTGCTCTATCATCAAATAATAAAGCAGGGTCTACGCGATCATAGTCTTGAATAAACGCACCCGCAGCTTGTGATTCATCTACTGTTGTAGCGGGGTTATCTGTTACCCAAGGTTTAGTTGCAACATCTACGTTAGATAGTTGTACATCATCAGCAGCATTTAATGTAGCTGTATTTTCAGCAGAAGTAACTTCAGTAGCAGTATTAGCAGCATCAGCAGCGGCTTTAGCAGCGGCAGCGCGGGCAGCGGCTTCGGCAGCAGCGGCTTCAGCGGCAGCTTTTTCTGCGTCCATGTTACGGAATTCATAAGGAGTTTTAGTTGTTTCTCCAGTAACAGGATCAGTAGTTGTAGTGGCAGCATAAGGATCACGAGCTAATGAATCTGCATATGTATACTGCATATCTTGAACTTGTCCGGGTTCAAGAGGAGTTCTTCCGATTGGTTGTCCTGTCTGTACCGCTTCTCGTCTTCTTATTTCCTGCGTTACTTGGTCTGCTCTGACTCCAAATTGTGCGGCTGCTTGATCTGCTGTTACTGCTCCTGAACAATAGCATCTTGAACTTGTTGTGTTTCAGCTTCGCTATAGTCACCATCAGCAGGTATAGCAGCAATAGAGGCACTAGTGTCTGCATTTATTGTTTTTAAATTAGTATTTACATAGTCTTCAGTTACGCCATATTGAGTTGCAAGGTCGGCAGCACTTATAGTACCTGCATTAAGACCAGCTACAGCAGTATCAAGATCAGATTGAGTGTAAGCTTGATTTGGGACGTTTGCTGCTGGTGGAGTAGTTGTTGCTGGTGGAGCAGTTGTCACTGGTGGCACATCAGGCTCTATTGTTCCTACTGTGCCTCCAATACCCTCTACCCCATTATAGCCAACACGACCACCCTTACGATAGTCTTTTCTTTTCTTTTGCGCCCTTGCTCTTTTCTTAGCCATAATAATTCCTATTTATTCCTTTCTACTTTACGGATTTTTTCTACTGTTCTCATGGAACCTAAGCCGAGCATACCAAGCAATACTGGCATCATAGTTGAGACATCAATCAATGGTATAAGTACATCTGATCCTGCTAAAGTCATTACAAAATTACCCATAGGAATTAAAATAAAATTCCCCGCAAGCCCCAGACAACAAGTCCATCCCACGGCCGGGCGCCATCCAGATACAAAAAGACTATTATTTTTTGCTTCTTCTTGGTTGACTGCAATCTGTGCCATGACCTGTTCTTGACTATGCCTCTCAGCCATAGTTGCAATTTCGTGACTAAGCTTTTCACGCAGGTCTTTATCCGCTATGCTTTTATCCAGCAAAGTTGAGATTGGCCCTACTAAACTATTAATAAAATTTAACATCATAATATGTAAGCTATAGCCAATAAGATTATAAGACCAATACCTATAGATATAAGTTCACGCCTTGGTGCGGTTACAGGCTCTCTAAGTTTTTCTTTAGTTTTAATAACAAGTGCTTTTAGTTTATCTAAAAAGTTTAACATTATTTTTCCCATCCCATGTAAATACCTATAGCTAGTGCAGTTAAAATTGCTGTTGTAACGGCTCTGGCTATTGTATGGCCTACTGTTTGTTTAGTAGCTCTCCAAGTATCTAGTAAGCTTCTTAATTCTCTGACATCGTTAGGCGCGTCTATATCTGAAAGACCTACTTCTTTCAGTGCTTGTTTTGCACCTTCTTTAGCGGCCTGCTGTATAACTAATTTTATTTCTGCTTCAGTCATTTTAATTACCATTTAACCTTATCAGCCCAATAAGCAGCACTCATCTTACCCTTAGAAATATTTTTACCATGCCGAGCTTTAAAACTCTTTCTCTTTGCTTTCATCTTTGCAGACTCACCTGCTTTTGGTTTGCCTGCTGTGCTTGCTCCTTGCTCTCCAAAACGTATTACTTTTTGTTTACCGTTTGCACATGCTTTAACCACATGGGATTTTTTAGCGTGGCTAGGTGTACGCTTGGGTTTATTACAAGCCATTTTCTTTTTGTCTATCTTTTTAGTTGCCATGTTAGTCCTCTTCTGGGTTTATTAATTCAAGAGTCAGGCTAGTTTTAAAAATGTCTAAAAGACCTATTAGGGACTCTAGAGGTAGTCCATCTTCTGAACATTTTATAACACATGCACTTAGTTCTTCTGATGCATTCGCTAATAGAAGATCAGAATTTTTAATCGGCAATGTTATTACATTATTATCATCCATAGTCATCCTAAAGATCGTCTAGTTCATCATGAGTAGTGCAATTATTTATGGCTGTAATACTTGCATCTTTTACATCTTTAGCTGTGCTAATTAGTGATGGATTACCAGACCCATCTTTTAATTCAAGTTTAGTTTGTGCTATAACTACTTCTTGGTAAATTCCTTTAGCTTCTAAAATTGCATCTATTTTTCTATCGTCTACAGAAATGTTTTCAATATTATAAACAATTTGAACGGGATCAGTAGTGAGGTCAAATGTATGCCCTGTATATACCTGTCGTTTATCTGTAATATCAGGATGTACTTCAACAGCATCTCTCCAGCCTTCTTCTCCAGAAGGGGGTTGTGTGTCCCAAACTTGGGTTACTGCATCATTTACAACCCGTACAAAATGACTCATACAACTCTCCTTAATACTGTTTTTTTATGTAGACGCTCTTTAATAGTGTTAAAAGGTTCTTCCCAATTATTAAACTTTTTCTGTCTAAACAATTTCATTGTATCATAGTAGGGACAAGTATCGCCCTCCTGTGCATAAAAAAAGTAAGGCATGATCGGAATAATCGTCCAAGTCTCAACGCCCATTGCAGCCGCTAAGTGGCTGACTGAAGTGCAGGAGGATATGACCAAATCACACGAGGCCGCAGCCTGTCGGGTATCTTCCCAAGAATCTAATGGCACTTGCTTAACCCAGCTAGGACAAGCCTCTGCACCTTCATCGCGCTGTAATGAGATAAACTCCGCATCAACGTCTTTCAGGGCATCAAACATAAGGTCATGCGGAAACTTTCTGTGATGTACATCTTCAAACTCTAGACTCCCTAGCCATCTAAGACCAATGCGTTTACGGAAACCTTTAATAGTTTTAGGCTTAGTAATATAGGCTTCGCCTGTTAGGTCTTCTAACTCAAACCCAAGTGGCACAATAACCGACATACCTTGCACATAGAAATTGTGGTAAACGCCGTGGCAGGCAAAATCCTGAACAACTGCGCTTACGCCTTCTACGTCTATGAATAGTGTTGTCAAAGGAGCCGAGCAAGACACAATAACCTTACAGCCTCTAGCAGCAATGTGTTTGGCATAGCGTACTTGGTGTATCTGATCGCCAAGACCGCCTTCTAAATGAAGTAGCACTGTGCCTTTAGATTTTCCGTCCCACGGAGGTGCAGGTGAGTTAGGAAGTGGCGCTCCAAATATTCCTTCAATACGTCCACGATCCATTAACTGATAACCTTCCTGTATCTTTCCTTGACGTAGTACATACCATCCACGATTAAAAGCTGCTCGGTGATTGTTTGGTTCTTCTTTTTTAATCTTCTGAGCTAACCGCCACCCCTCTGCAAAGTTACCCATCTTAGACGCGGATAACTGAAAGTCTAGGTCGCGTAGCTCAGGCACTGTGCGAGGCGTGTCTAGCCAGAACTCAGGCTGACAGAACATGCTGTAGTGGTGCTTTAATACGTCTCGTGGGTCTTCGTTGTGTTGTTTGGCAAGGAAAGGCTGGATGTCATGCATTCCAGCATAACCATGTACTTCTTTATCATTTTCTTGAAGACTAGTACCATCAATATTAGTCAAGTCGTATTCAAAATCATCTAACTCAAGAAAAGCATGTATGCGGTCAAGCTGTAATTTTGGATTAGCAATTAAATCTTCGTACTCAATCAAACAAAAACAATCAGGATTAGAATTATAACCTGCTTGTAAAGAAAGATATGACCTTTTTAAATAACCTGATAACCTGTCAGAATATATAAAATCATCAAGATTTTCAGGCTTTGCAATTCTTACAAAAGAAGCCATGCAGTCAGGTACTGAGCGTACAGTAGCAATAATCTTAGGCTTATTCCCTAAAACTTTTTCCATAATTTCCATAATTAATGGTATAGGCCAACCACGACTTTTATCTATAATAATTGAATGATCATAATCTGCGTAAAACTCATTAACAACAGCGGTCATAGATTTAACTAATAATTCATAATTTTTCTCATTTGACGAAAGCAAACCTGTAGTGTTCCATGTAGTAGCCATTCCATTTAATGCAAATATTAAACCTGATGTAGCAGAAACATGGGTTTGTTTATTTTGATTAAGAATAGCAGACAACACAGTAGAACCTGAACGTGGTACACCTGATAAAAAATGTAATTGTTTATTCATATTAACTACTTTTTATCCCATGTAATGAGTAACCATAACTGTTGTTTACTATTCCTGTCCAAGTAGTAAGTGAGCCTACTTGTACTGGTGCGCTTTGATCTGAAGTGTTGCCTTGTCCATTACCTCCCAAACCTCCATATCCCCACGCATACATTTTACCGCTTTCAATAGCTTGACTATTAAACGCATATGCTGCTATCTTTTCCCACGTAGTTGCTGAACCTATTTGTACTGGAGATGATCTATTAGTATTACTTCCATCACCTAAACGATAGGAACTGTTGGCCCCCCATGCCCAGAGCGTACCATCAGTTTTAAGAGCAATCGTATGTGCGTTACTTGATGATACTCTAAGCCAATTAGTAAGAGAGCCTACTTGTACTGGAGAAAACCTATTAGTAGTATTACCAGTACCTAATTTTCCATTAGCACCAAATCCCCATGCCCATAAAGTATTATCAGTTTTAACAGCTATACAAAAAGCATCAGTGCTGGCGCCACCTCCTGATACTTGCGCCCAATTAGTTAAATCTCCTACTATTGCCGGAGCAGTTCTATCTGAGCCTTCGCCATCGCCATTTCCAAGACCCCCAGCAACACCCCAAGTGTAAAGTTGCCCATCAGTATTAATAGCAGCATTGTGGAATCCACCTGCTTGCATTTGCGCCCAATTAGTTGCTGAACCTATTTGTACTGGAACAGATTTCTGAGTGGTAGTACCATTGCCTACTTGCCCATTATCGTTTTGTCCCCATGCCCAGAGCGTACCATCAGTTTTAATAGCCGCTGAAAAGTAATAACCCGCTGTAACTTGTAACCACGTAGTTAATGATCCTATTTGTGTTGGGTTTGATTTATGATTATTATGCCCTAGTCCTAACTGACGATTTGCATTTCTACCAAAAGAATACATTTTACCAAGACTATTTGGAAATATTCCATGATATACCCCACCTGCTCCTTCAAGCCAATCTTCATCCGATCCTACTTGTACTGGAGATGATTTACTAGCAGTAGACCCAATACCTGATCTTCCATCAGTACCCGGCCCCCAGCTCCATAATTGGCCCTCAATTGAAGCTGCGCCAAACGAACGCATGTTTGCAAAAAGTGATTGTAAAATACCACTCATGTTAAACCGCTCCCAGAGATTAACCATGAAGTTGCTATTATTTTTACTGCTGTTGCGGAACCAAACTGGGCTAGTGTACGTGAACCAGTTGTTCCAGCAGAAGATAAATACATTGTATCACTTGTAATTGCAATAGTCACATCAGCTACTGCCATGTTAATAAATGTAATAGCTGTTCCAACAGGGTAAGCAACTGAACCGTTTGCTGGTATAGTAAAAGTTCTAGCGTTATTATCACCTACGGGGTGAAATATATGTTTACCGGAGTCTGCAAGAACTAACGTATAAGCAGCACTTTTACTATTCTGAGGTATGTTTTTAAAACCTACATCAGTAAGCCCATCAAGAATATTAAGCTCTGCTGCGGTACTAGTAACTCCATCAAGAATATTAAGTTCTGCTGTAGTGCTTGTCACACCATCAAGAAGATTAAGTTCTGTTGCAGTGCTTGTAACACCATCAAGGATATTTAACTCTGCTGCAGTGCTTGTAACACCATCAAGAATATTTAACTCTGCTGTAGTGCTTGTAACACCATCTATTAAATTTAACTCTGTTGCTGTTGCTGTGACACCATCAAGAATATTTAACTCAGCAGCCGTACTTGTAACAGCAGTGCTACCCAATATTAAATCACCATCAGGAACTATAACATCACCTGCAAAAGTAACACCATTTGTACCTGTTGGTACATGAGCAACTAATGCATCAGCATCGTTTCTAATAGTTATATCGCCTGTACTACCCTGCCCTGTAAGAACAAGACCGTCAGCAGCAGCGTAACCTATTGCAGCATTATCACCTGCAGAAGTATCACCATCTGGTTCAAAGGTAGCGGCTGTAGCTACACCTGTAACATCAACAGAAGCTAAAACAGAATTACCTGCAACGTCTATTGCTCCACTAATGTCTAAGGTAGCTGCATCTAGTTCGCCAGAAATAGTAAAGTTGCGTATACCTGTGTAGTCTTTATTAGAATCTAAAATAACTGCTTTAGAAGCTACTGCCGTTCCTACTGCAGTTGAGCCAATATCAAGAGCGTTGAGTTCTCCTACAACTGCTGTAATTCCGTCTAAAGCATTAAGTTCTGCTGCGGTACTTGTAACACCGTCAAGAATATTAAGTTCTGCTGCGGTGCTTGTAACACCATCAAGAATATTTAATTCGGCAGCAGTACTTGTTACACCGTCAAGAATGTTAAGTTCAGCAGTAGTACTTGTAACACCATCAAGAAGATTAATTTCGGTAGCTGTTGAAGTAACTGCTACATTTTCATTAATTTTAGGAGATGTTAAAGTTTTATTTGTCAACGTGTCTACAGATACACGAGATAGTAATGTTGAATTAGCACCTGCGGGTAACATTAAAGTGTTGGTAACACTTGCAGAGTGTGGTTGCCCAAATACTTTTTGACCATGACTATTACTTTCACAATTAAATACTACTGCACCTGAGTTAGTATTTCCTCTAACTACAACTGTACCTGTTCCATTAGGAGCTAGATCAAGAGTTGCATTTGAAGTAGTAACAATATCTGCACCGTTCATGTCTAAGTTACCGCCCAATTGAGGACTAGTATCTTCTACTACATTAGATAAGTCTCCACTTGAACCAGTACCTGCAATGATAGCTGATCTAGTAACTCTTTTAAGACCGCCACCAGATGTATCAACTGCTAACAAAACATCATCATCCGCAGCAGTACTAATTTCTGTTAAATCTCCTACAGCAACAGGATTAAAATTAGTGCCATCTGCTACTAAAATATGGCCTGCTGTGTTTGTTGCCATTACTAGATCGTCACCACTAATAGTAAGATCGCCTGCTATAGTAAGATTTCTTATTCCAGTATAATCTTTGTTAGCGTCTAAGATAACTGCTTTAGAAGCTACGGCGGTTCCTATTGCTGTTGAACCAATATCAAGAGCGTTTAGCTCTCCTACAACTGCTGTAATACCATCTAAAGCGTTAAGCTCCGCTGCTGTGCTTGTAACACCATCTAAAATATTAAGTTCTGCTGCGGTACTAGTTACACCATCAAGAATATTAAGTTCTGCTGCGGTGCTTGTTACGCCATCTAAGATATTAAGTTCTGCTGCGGTACTTGTGACACCATCAAGAATATTAAGTTCTGCTGCGGTGCTTGTTACGCCATCTAGGATGTTAAGTTCAGCAGCCGTAGAAGTAATAGCTGTACCTGCTAAATCTAAAACATCTGCAAACACTGTACCGTCAACATATACATTACGCCATTGTTGGCTTGCAGAACCTAAGTCAAAAGTATCGTCATCGTCAGGTATAATATGTGAATCAACATTAGCTCCAAAAACTACATTATCAGCAGCGGCATCACCTAGTGTAATTGTACCGCCATTGAAAGTAGTTGTTCCTGTAACAGTAAGATTTCCACCTACCCCAACATTACCTGTAGTTGTAATACTATCTATAAAGGCATTTTTAAAATATTTACTACTTGTTCCTAAGTCTAAATCGCTGTCAGCGTTAGGTACTAGTGCGCCATCTTGCAAGACCATTTGTTTTGCAGCGGCACTAGAAACTTCTACATAGAACTCCCAAGTATTACCTGTGGTCAATATTTTATTTAAAAAATCTTGATCACCTATAGTGTGAATATTACCGCCTTCTCCTGATGTGCCATCGTGCCTATGACCTGTAGTTCCACTAGACGCATATGAAAAAGCAGTTAGGAGACGGTTAAATTCTTCATTAAATAACGCAGCAGTAATTGTATCGCCATCTGCGAAACTGCTTTGTCTTACATAACTTGTAGCCATTTTTGTTATCTCCTACCGGAAGGTCTATAATCTACATAGAAACCGTTTATTGAATAAGGTGCTTTAGTATCCTGACTGAATATTTTAAAAGCAATATTATGTCCACTGCCTTGAACGGCTGTTCTAACCATTGGATCACCTGATGAACCAAATACAGAACTTCCAAAAAGAGAAGCAACACTTCCAAATACTGCTGGAGTTGGTATTTCATCTAAGGCATACAAAGGCGGTTGTAGCCTATCTAAAGAATCAAAATCATATGAAACTTTTAAATTAGGTTGTATTGCCCCTTCAGGTGTAAAAGATATTTTTGCGTAGTGTAAAGATTTAAGTGTACCCGCATCTCCAAAATCTAAATTAGGTGTTTTATATCTAGCATCTACATTTGTAGTCACACCTGCGGGATTAAAAGAGTTACCTTTATTATGGTTATAAACATAACCTGCACTATCACCATGATATATTTGTTCTATATTTGAAAAATCAAATCCTGATGCAAAACCTTGTGCTTGTATACCTATAGTTTCAGACCACTCAAAACCATTAGGAGTTATAGTTCCAATTATACCTTTAGATGTAGAAGTAGTTCCTGTTGGTGCGCTATAAAAAAATCTATACTGTGATTTACTTCTTAGTACTGCACTACTAATAGTAAATGAGCCTATAGATTTTGCTACTGTAGATACTACAGATTGAATTTGCCGTGACACAGAGCCTAACTCTACGTCACCAATTCTATCTGTACCTGCAACTAAACGAAAACCATCAGGACTCAAGAATAATAGATCGCCGCCTATCTCTTGGATACTGTGTCCGTCTAAGCAACCTACGTTCTTTGTTATAGGTGTAATAGCTATAGTATCAGCATCATTTATATTTGATAACTTATAAATACTATTTTTACAAAATATAATTAAATCAGCGCGGAAACTTTTTATCCCTACTACTTGATCATCTAACGCAATACTTCCTGAACCACTACTAGTAAAACTATTTATGTCACTTGTACCGCTATAAAATATTGTGTTAAGTGCTGTGGCTGCACCAGCGACTACTAAATGTTTATCATGCACAACACAGAATTTAGGAAAGACAGTACCTGAGACTGTAATCTCTTCATAAAAATAAGTTCTATTAGTTAATGCTCCTGTACCTGTCATTTTGAAAAGAGCAGGTTTAGCACCTGAACCTTTATCAGTAATAATTAATTCACCATATACACTGTTTCCTTCAAATACAGCAAAAGTAGCTTGGGCTTGGGATGTTCTTGCTGCCGTACTACGTCCATTAAATGTACTGTAATTGTCACCACCGCCAGCTACACTAGCTTTATTTATTTGTAACCAACTTTCTCCATCTAAACTAAAATAAATATTAGTTCCTGAACAAGCAATTAGGCCATCCGCATACACAAAAAGCCCTAATATACCATTAGAGCCATTGGGATTTACAGCGTCACTACCACCAAATTGCGTATAGCCATTTATTCTTCTATACCCACCATCAGGATCAACTTCAAAGTTTTCTAGTTCGGTAGCAAAACCGGGCTGTTCTAACATTTGAAATTGATTTAGATTAGTATTTAAACCGCCTTGACAAGATAAACCAAATGCTTGCATAATTAAATAAACCTAATTCTATCATCAGACATAACTGTAGGCGTTGGGTGCAGTAGATTTTCTCTCATGCTTTTTAATCCTTTCTTATAATCATCTAAAGCAAAGACTGCCATTTGAGGATTATCTTTAAATTGATGTGTGTAATATCTAGCCTTAGATAATATAACAGTTTTATACACATCAGGAAAAACAATTGCGTCACCATGAGCATCTAACTGTGTAGGTAAGTCATAAGCAAAGAACCAAACTTTATATACTTTATCTGGTATTGGGCTTAATCCAAATTTTCTAGAATCAGGACTTCTAATAACAAATTGAGGTGTCCCACCTACTGCTTGATCAGCATCATCAGCATTTTCTTGTGTACGTCTAAAGTCTTTCCACTTTTCTGTGCTTATAAAATTTAAATTTCTAGACACATAAGGTGCTGTTTCGCCACTAACACCTACAGTTGTAATATAAAAATTATTCCAATCTATAGCACCATAATCATTTACTATACTGGAACTTGCTGCTTTTAATTCATACCACCTAGTTGCTGCTGTAGTTTGAACAACAACATTTCCAAACATTGGATCAGTAGCCCCACTTTCTCCTGTAGATAAGAAGGGCCATTTTGGTTCTTCATTTACTATATCTAAGTATGCTCTATTTATACAATCTTTAGCGTGTGCTTGTATTCCTACAGCACTAGAGAAATTTGAAGCCGTAACAACAATTTCATTCAGCTCACGCAACAGTTCATTTGTTAACTCTAAGAAGGTAGTAGCCATAATTATTTATCTTTCTTTTTAAAAATTCTGTCGTAGTTTTCATCATACTTTTTCTTTCGTTCACGCTCAAAGAAAGAACCTGCAAGACCTAAAGTTTTGCCTCTCTTTTTACTATTAAGCATTACTGGCTGGGCATCTGTTCCGATTTGAGGCATTCTTTGCTCCTTTAAAACAAAAAAAGTAAGGAGGCTTTTTACAGCCCCCAAACTTAAACTAACTAGTCAACGCCATAGAAGGCAGAAACTAACGCATCAGGACGTAGTACTTTGGAACCATATACATGGAGTCCTCGTACAATGTCACCGAAGCTATCAGGATCACGCAACACTTCAGTACTAGTAATAGTCTGAGCTGTCGCTGTAGCAGACATGTGACCAGCAAGAACACGACCAGCAGCGTTTGATGCTGCAGCAATGTTGTTAGTCTTATACATGTCAAAGCCACGCAACTTACCAGATGAAACTAGTCCGTTACGAATTGACCCTTGACCTGCATTGTAATCCACTGAAAGAAGTTTAGAAGAACTTTGAACAAGTATCTCATAAAATTCAGGATTAGCTAGGAACCAACGGCCCTCTTCTGGAACATTAGATTCATCCAGTAGGCGAGACATATGGGATAGTACATCAATAGGATCATGCTCTGAGCTGCCAAAGCCAATATCCAAATTACCTGTACCGTCAAAAGTTCCTGCTGCAAGGTCAGTTGCACTATCAGAACCAAGAATATGATTGGGGCTAGATGCTGATACACCCGCAAGCATAGTCGCAATAACACCTTCATCAAAAGCATCTTTCAGTGCATAAGCAGCGGCAGATGTTGCAGCTTCTCTGAAATTAACATGAGACATGTTAGATTCAATATCGTCTACAATGAATTTGAAAGCATTAGCTGTGTCAACGACAAGATTTACTTCTTGGTCAGTCAACTTAGTTTGCGTAATGTCTGCACCCCTTTCGTAAGTGTAGACAGTAATTTCTGGTTCTTTGATGATCCTTACAGAATCACCGTATGCTGCAATTTCACCAGCATAGTCAGTATTCGTAATTGCTTCCGCAACTGAAGACTTCCTAAAAAAGTTTAGAACTTGTTTAGAATAGACTGCTGGTAAAAAGTATGAGTTAGTTTGTCCAGCTACTGAGTTACCAAAGTTACCATTGGTGTCAGTACTCTGTTCAAAAAACTGGTCTGATGCATTATAAGCCATGATTATATCTCCAAATAAAAAACAATTTTACCGGATTCTGCCCTCTTCTAATGCTTGATTAATCTCGTCTGAGTATTTATCAAAATCATTGAGAGACATCCTCTGGATTTCCCGTTGTGTCCAGATTTTAGGAGCTTTAGCATCTACAGCCGTTGTTTTGGTTGACACCATATCAGCGGCGTTGCCAGCTTCTTTCTGTCTAGACTTTTGTTGTTTCGGCTGATTAGCACCCTTTTCCATTTTATAAAGATCAATAGCACGACTAGCTAAACTAGCATCATTATTATTAGCATAAACCCACTGTTGTATTGCTTCTGGTTGTTCTTTCGCCCAGTTGTGAAAATCATCATCACCCCTTATATCTTCAAAATCAGGATGCTTTCTCTTGAGTTCGGACTCCGCTTCTCGTTTTAAGAGATCAGTTTCACGCTGTTGGATAACCGATAGTTGTTCGCGTAACTCTTGAGTTTGACTTTCACTTTGCATATGAGCGACAGATTCTACAGTTTCATACAAATCTGGATTTGATGCCTTGAACTTCTCTAATTCTTCTAAAGACTTTGGAGCTTTATATGCAGGAGCTTTAGAGGCTGCGTCTGCTAAAAGTTCTTGTTCCTTTTGTTTGAATTGAGAAACTCTTTGGTCATAATGCTTTTTTAAATCGTCATATCTTTTTTTATAATTTGCACCTTTAGGCTTAGTGTCAGGGGTTCCATCTGATTCTTCATCAGTAGAAGTGGCCTGCACTGATTGTTGGGTTTCATAAAACAAACCATCTGCGTCACCTTTTGATGGTTTATCTGGTGTGTGCCAACTTTTCTTTGCGTTATAAAGGTTAGGTACTTGTTCTTCCATTTGTTGATCAGCCATACTTTTCTCCACGGGGCTTGTTGTTTAAAAGGTAGCCATAACAATAAATTACTTGCAAATAATTCAGTACGGGGCTTTTACGTCAAGGTCGCCGTTATCGTTTACTTATATTTAAACTCGGCATTTGATTAGAAGATAACATTGATTCTTTTATATTATCTTCTTCATCTGCTTTGTTTTTCTTCATTAAACCACCATCATAGGCACGTTCAGCTTCGTCCATCATACTTTGAAGCGACCCCGCACCTATTTGATCAGTGGCTTTTTTAGTGACTACAAATTCACCTGCAGATAATCTAGCAGGTATTGAATCTGAAGTACCATCTCCGGGGCCGTCAACTGGCCCGTCTCCCGAAAATTCTGCTGCTGTATCAACAACCTTATCAAATATCATACTAAGTTGTGGATCAGACTCTAAAGCATTCATTAAATAAGATTGCTCTTCTTGTTCTAAAGCTTCAGTCATTACAAAATCTATATAATTATCTTCCACTTCTGCATCTGGAAGTTGTGAAGCTTCTACTGCTGCCATTTCTTCTGGCGGTATATTTGGGTATGTATCTACTGGCATATCTGTCATTTCAGGAGGTACTAACATAGAGCCACCTTCTTGATAAGCATCTCTTTTCATAGAGCCACCTTCAGCTTTTTTAGTAACAGGTAAATCTGCTAAATATGTTCTACCTTCAAATTCAAAAGTATCTGCTCTTGCTTCTCTAGCTTCTCCAAAAGCATTTTGAAAAGCAGAAGCAGAATCAGTATTTTTTTGATAAGTAGGAAAATCGTTAGGGTTAATTCTTTCATCCGGTTCTTTTATTTCAGCATCTATTTCGCCAGCATCAGCAGCTTCTAAAAGTGCCATACCCTCATCTGAATTAGCAAGATAACCTAAACCCCCAGCAACAACAATTCCTGTTGCTACATCTTTATTATGGACTGCTTGCCCTCTAGTACCAGCTTGACTTTGTTTTTGGCCTGCTTTAAGTGGTTTAAGAATTGCTATAAGTTTTTTTACTAACGATCCTTTTCCATACATTTCTCTTTCAGGAGTAGATAGCATAGAACCACCCATCATTTTTTCTTCGCGATTTGGTTTATCCATTATTTACTACCTTTTATTTAGCTTTCTTTTTTGCCGTAGCAGACAAGTCTTTTAAATGAAATAACTTTACACTAGTTTTAGTATGACTTTTTCCAGTGTGCAAAGTACCGTCAGCCATCTTGTGTGAATTACCTGTAAACAAAGTTCCATTTCTTTTGTAATGTTTAACGCCTTTCATATTATGCATTCCTGTAAGGTTTAGTTTTCTTAGCTACTTTTTTAGGTTGCTTAGAATGTTGCTTACCTTTTTTAGTATCTTCTCTTTTCTTTTTAGTTGTGGCTGCATACTCACTATTAGATAGAGAAGCTATTGCTTTTTCTGGCAAATACCTTTCGCCTGTTTTAGCACTAGGCTTACCAGACTTGGTTGTCCACTTTTGCTTTGTCCAAGCCTTTAAACTTTTCTGTGATTTTTTTAAAGCCATGATTAATTAGGTTTAGTAACTGTACCACCCATTGAATACTTCATACCCATTTTACCGCCGTCCATCATTTTTTTCTTAGGCATTTTACCACCCATCATTTTTTTCTTCTTTTCTGCTGGTCTTCCAACTTTTGATCCGTATGTTCCTTTTCCCATTGGCATAATTAATTCCTCTTTATTTGTAGCCACCACCTGCGGCTTTATATTGTTTAGCTAACATCTGTGCTTTACGAGCAGACCATTGCCCAGCGTCTCCTCCTGAACTACCTGATTTTATTTTATTAAAAAGTCTTTTACGCATAGTAGGCTGAGTATAGTTACCTGCCTCATTTACTTTGGATTTTTTCTTTGTAGCCACTATCATCTGCCTCCTTTATCCACTGTTCATAACCCACAAATTTTCTTCGGGGGTAAGACCAGAACTTACCTTCATACTTAGGTACTTCTTCCTTTAGCTTCTTCAACTTCATCCTTCAGCCCCTCTAGGCGTTCCAGAGAATTGATCTTCCCCTGACTGCGGTACAGCTCCGGTTCCGATGTTGCCGTCACCAGTACCCGTAACTCCAAGGTTCGGAGGCTGTTGAGGTGTTCCTTGAATGCCTCCCATACTTCCTTGTTGCTGGTTAGGATTGATAGACGCTTCGCCATTTGTTTGTCCAGCATTATTTTGCATTCCTATAATTTGAGCCATAATAGCGGCTTCTTCTGGATCGTTAAGTATCTCATCAGGATCAAGATCAAGCGAGTACGCAAGCTCCCCAATAAGTTTGTTGATTTTAACAAAGGGAGCAATAGCGGGATTCTGAATGCTCTGAAGGAAAGTAGTTAGCCGTTGGCTTCTTACTTCTTTTTGCATCAGGCTTGCTGTGCCAGTAGCCTTAACTTCTAAATCGCCTTCTACTCCTAACTTGCTTTCTAAGAATTGCATGTTCCATTGGAAGTATGCTTCACCTAGAGGTTTTAAAAGAAAGTCATCAAGATTTTTAATGACTGTCTTTACATTCAATGATGCTGCTCCCAGTAACATAGACATACCTGAAGCTGTTCTTGTCATGCTTTGAACGCCAGTTTGTCCGTGTGAGTAGCTTGGTATGCCTGTTTGTTCGTCTGCAAGCTGCCTGAACTTATCAAACATCATCATGTTTTCTGTAGATGTATTAGGAAACTTTAAGCCATTGATGGCTGTTCCCGGCATTCCTGCTTGTCTTCGGAATACTTTACCCGGAAATATTTCCATTGTTTGACCACCAACAAGGGCAGTCTCGTCTACGTCAAAGACTAGTGAACCCGATAGAGCTAAGTTGTCTATAGCCATTCTAGCGTGACCGTTCATAATCTTCTGAGAGTCATCCATGTTCTCAGCAACACCAATACCAAAAAAACTGTAAGGATTTTTTTCATAAGAGAAAGCATGATAAGGGATTCTATGCGGAGCAAAAGGATTAACTACAGCTCTTAGTACTTTACCATTTGAAATCCAAGCGTTGATTTGTAGTTCGTCCAAATCATCTACACTATCATCTATTTCCATACCTACTTCTCTAGCATACTCAGCATCCATGATGCCCCAATATTCTAGTACTTCATATTTACCTGAACTATTTTCATATGCACTGTCATCATCTTTTAATTCAGCTTCATAATCTTTCTCTACATAGTTTGGCCCCATTTCCAAACACTGTCGTATTTGATCTTTTTTAAAATAAGGCAGCTTTGATAGGCTTCTAAATTGTGAACGATTTAATTTATGTCTATGTATAACAAATTCACATTCATTTATATTTGTAGCGTTAGGGTCTGGAAAGAAATCCCAAATGCTTACAAATTCAATACGCGGTACACGCACCTCTATTGGATTGTATACACGTTCTCCATCTTCTTCAGTCCATCTATTTAAAGTTTTATTAAAATTAAATGGGCCTTTTACAATACCTGTTCCAAAGAGAGCTGCTTCAAATAAAGAATTTCTTATTTCACTAGCACCATTAGATTCTTCTATTTGATCATGTATAAGTTTTTCCATTCTCCTTGCTGCTTTTTGAGCAGGTTTCATTTCAGGAGCTTGAGGATTAGCTGACGGGCCTTCTATTAAGGAGTCTGCTGCTTGTACATCTAGTGGGCCTTCAAATTTACTAGAGCTGTAAGTAGCTCCAGCTTTTAATACTCTTCCATCACCATCAAACCCTACATCAAATGGACTTTCAATTTCTTTTTCTACAGCCGCTTCTTGGCTGGTTTCAATTCCGGGTACAGGATTATTTATATCTAAGTGAGCAATTTCTGGTGAGCCTTCTGGTACTCTAGTTTCAGATACACCAATAGGAAATTTATTGCCTCCAAATATAACATCTACTAACTGACCAAAGGCTGCTAAAACTTTTGTTTTAGTTACTTTTACAAAGACTCTAGATTTTTCAGATTCTCTAAATTTAACATTCTTAGCGTATAGACCACGATAGTTGTGATAGGCAGTCATCCACCTTTCTTCATCTGCATCTCTTGCTCTTTCGGCAGTTGAAAATCTGTCTTCTATAAGACCCGCTAGTTTATTGTTTAGGTCATCTTCAAGATTTAAAGACATACCTTCTTCATTTTCTTCTGATTGAAAATAAAGACCATCAGCGTTCTGTATTAAACTGTTTTCTTTTTCTGCCATATTTAAACCTTAAAAATCATAAACGCCACCACACGGCAGCGTCCATAATTAATACTTAGACTAAATTAAAGTTCTTGGAACTGTGCAATATAAGTAACCGTTGTAGCAGCAGTTGCTAGGTCGGCTCCAATTGGTCGCAGAGTAACGAAGATATTTCTAGCGGCTGCACTATACAAAGCTCCTGCAATCACAACTGCCTCTGTAGTAGCTGGGCCACCTTTAGGGCCAACTCCTGTAGTAGCAAATTGATTAGCTGCTTTACCGTGTGCGTTCTCAATAATATAAAGAGGAACATTAGCTGTCCAAGTTACAGCAGCGCCACCGTCATCTAGAAGTGCTGTAGCTGCAAGAAGTTGTGCGCCTGCCGAAGCTGTTCCAATAGAGATGTCTAGATCGTTACCGCTTGATCCAGCCGTTACAATATTACCAGCGGCATATGCAATTAGATTCATAAGAACAGTTCCAGCAGGCTGGGCTATTGTTACGATGGTATTGGTATCATCTGTAACAGCAATAGTTCCTGTTGTTACTGATACTTCATTAGTAGTTGTTACTTCTTGATCAGGATTGGTGGTTTCCATCCTATCTGCAAGATCACGAACATCAACTGTCTTAGCTGAGTTACGACCTGTATCTCTAATATTTACTGCTGTCATGGGTGTTTCCTCGTTTAAATTATAAAATTATTTTACTAATAGGCAAAATTGCTATTAGCCGGGGTGCTGCGGGTACTACTAATACTCTATGCCGAGAATTAGCTCTATATCACCTACTGCTAAAGTAGGCGTTACATCTGTTCCTGAAAGAAACATAAAACAAAAAACACTTCTACTATCAGGTTCTGCTTGCAACAAAATAGGGAATCTTGATTTAGCTATAAGGTCGCCGTCAGTTGCACCAGCTCCTTCTAGATTTACATCAAACCTAGAAATTCTGCCGCCACCATAAACATAGTCATCAGCAGAGCCATCAAGTGTTAAAGTACCAGTTACTTTACAAGCTGCAAAATCAGCATCAGATACATTTCTTGCAGCGTTTGCAGAACCTACAGCTTGATTTGTTTGAGCAAAAAACAACTCTCCATCAAACACTTCACTATCTTTAGATACAATCATAGCAGATACTAGCTTAGAACATTCTCCAGTTCCACTAACTGCTAAAGGTATTTCTGTTGTGCCAAATAATATATCATTATCTGCATATTGAGCAGTTGTGAGAACAGGTGTTACTCTAATAACTTTTCTAGCAATTTGAGAGAAGGCCATAATTTTTCCTTTTTACTAATAGCCAAAGTCGCTATCAGCGGGAGTGTAAGCCTGTTCCATATGGAGATTCCTTATTCTACTAAAGGCATCTTGCATTCGTGGCCTAGACATTATTAAGTAGCGCAGAGCATCATAAGCGTGGTCTGGCGCATGTGTATTTACATCTTCTGGATTTATTTTATCCAGAGGAATACTTTGTAGTTCGCGTATCAGGTTAGGGCATGTATTTAGGATTTGTAATCGTGGCCTACCGCTTTGCTGAACTTTCAAATATTCGTGGATTTGTATTTTGCCCTGTATTCTATTCTTATCTGCTGGTCGCAGCTTGTGTCCTGCTCGTACTAAAGACTCTCCGACAGTTGGGCCTGTTGTACCTGTCTTAGCCCATGCTGCTGTGTCTAGTACTCCTTGAACAGAATAAGGGTCTTCTAGTTCCATCTGTGTTATTATAGCGCCTAAATCCACGCCTGTCAAGCCTTTTCGGTATAATTCTCTATAAACAATTAGAGTCCCGTCTGTCGGATCAACAGTAGCCCATATACAGGCGCTTTCAGAGGCATAGCCATAGTCAATACCTTTTACCCGATCCCAAGAAATAGGTATGGCAAAGGGGGTAATGACATGAACATCTAGATCAAACTCAGTAAATGCTGCTCCTTCGTTGACATCCCAGTTACCCTCAAGTAGTTGTTTACGTTGAGTAGGCGGTAATGCCTTGAGCATTTCTTCATAGCGACCATCGTAAGCTAAGTAAGGATTGTCTTCTAGCCTAGCAGGAATAAACTTTCTGGATAGTCTGTCTGTTCCTGTGAAGGTTTCATTGGGCGGGTGAGGATCAATATATCTTTTCTTTACCCAAGTTGCACCTACACCACCGGGGTTGGCTGTGCAGCGCATATAGGTTTCAATTTCAGGATCGGTCGTTCTTAGGCGGGAAGCGAGATAGTTCCATCCAAACTCAGTAGGTAAATGAGTTATCTCGTCAAAACCAATCCAAGAATAGGCTTGGCCTTGATACCTGTACACATCGGCATCCCGCTCTAAGAAGCCGAACTCTACTTTGGCTCCACTAGGGAAGCTCCAAAGTTTTTCAACTTCTTTATACTTACAGCCCGGAAAGGCTCTAGGGTATAATTCTCTACTTTTATCTATTAGCTCTCTAAGCTCTGGCATTGACCGTCTTAGTATCAATGCTCTGTGTGCAG